TTATCAATTTACTGAGAGGACTTCACCCGAAGGAATCACAAGTTCTCTGCTTAGTGAAAGATAAAGTTTTGCAAACTAAATATAAGATAACTAAAGATATTGTTGAGACAGCATATCCAGATATCCAATGGGGAGGTCGCGGATGACAGTAGTAGTAGACCAGGAAAAGGAAATGGCTGAATTTGGATCAGATGTTAATGAAGTAAATCCCTCTGATTATAGTTGCCAGATTCTCCTTGAAAAAACTACCCTTGAAACAGCAAACGACACATCTTTTCCAAACGATGCTAGATTGATCTGGTATGTCAGTAATGGTGTTGAGTATATTGATCTTACTCGATGCAGTAAGGTTTCTAAATTATTTGACATGTATTATGACAAGTATGGAAAAGATGCTGTTAAAAAAATTGAGTTTGGATATGGCACTGCAAATCCAAAACTATGGGGTCAAAAACCAAAGAAAGAAAAGAAAAGAAAATGAATGAAGAAGATCTTAGGGCACAAATTAACTCTCTGATCCGTGATGAAATCCAAGAAAATATTAATGACTATGTTGATTCAGTAGAAGAAACAAAGAAGGCAGGTCTTGGATTCGTTTCTAATGATGATAGCGATCAATTAAAAGTTAAAGTCTCACAAAAAGAGATTGATAAAATCATAAAAGAATATAAAAAGATGAAGAAGAGTGAGAGATCTAATCTTTCACAAGTCAAGAAACTTGGATTGGTTGACAAACACGGTAGACCATTAAAATAAATACACTAGCAGGAGTGTTCCGCGTATGCTTTCAACCCAATATCGGTTGCGTCTAGAAGCAATTTGTCAAAAAATTGCTCTAGGAGAAGAGGTAAGTTTGACAGACATGATCTGGGCAAACAAATTAGCAAAATCAAATCAGAGTGCAGCATCGATACTGAGAAAAGCACGTAGACAAGCCAGTAATCCTGATATGAAAGAAGGAGGACTTGACGATTTTATGAACCAGATGGATTTAGGTGACCCGGATCCATCTAATCATAAAACAGGGTTTGGTGGTGCAGATGATATTGTAGATTGGTTTTCACATGAAAGAACAGATGACTGGAGACAAAGGGATTAAAATCACTCCTCAAACATATATTGATATGAATGAGGAGTTTGAGCGTAATGGTGATCGGGTAAGAGTTGAAGTTCCCACACAGGAAGCAATCAATAAATGGTTAAATTATGAAGAGGATATTCACTCACGAACTGTAGAACCAGTTGATATGGTCGCTCAAATGTGGGAACAACATAGAAAAAAAGAAAAGGAGAAGGATCAAGTGCAAGCTCTTATTTACTCTAATGGTAGTCAAGAATGTGAGAGGGCAGAGAGTCTTCTCAATAGTATCAAGGAAGATGTAAGAGTTTTTAATCTTGATACTGATTTTACAGACAAAGAATTCCGCTCAGAGTTTGGTGCTGAGGCAGAGTATCCACAAATTTCCATCGGGCTCAACCATCGAGGGTCTTTGAAAGAGACACTGCAATACTTGTTTAAAAAATAATTAAACTGTAACACAAGTTACAAAACTACTTGACTATATAATGTATGAGGTCTATAATAGACCTGTCGTTCATCCCGAAAGGGACGCAAGTAAGTCGCGGAACGGAGCGTTCATCCTATGGTAGATCTTCTTCTTTATTCTAGTCTTCTATGTGAGGATGCTGATGCGATTATGCTCAGGATTAGATCACATGAAGATTTGAATAATACCATTAAAGTTGAACTGATCGATACAATTCAAGAGGCAACTCCTGATTGTCCATGGGACGCACACGACTAAAGGAACGGATTAAAAACCCAACTACTTTAGGAGTAACTATCATGAACACACTCAATCTCATTCGCAAGCAGATCAACAAAGCTGCTGCCCTGCACGATGCTCAGATCTCTCACACCTCATATCGTGGTGTTGAGTATGATACTCGTTGTGTTGAAAGTAAGGAAACCCACGGTACATTCTGCTATCGCGGTAAGACTTACTCTAAGTGATTGACTTACCAATTAAATATTGATAGAATGGGAGGGTAACCTCCCATTTTTTATGGAAAGAGAACGACTTAAACTAATAGTAAGGAATCTCAAATTACTTGTTGATACATTAGAGAGTGAAGTATTCTCTGATGTCGATTCATATACAACGAAACAAGAAAACTTTGATGATCCTGCTGCTAACTACATAACAGACTACGACGAAGTATTTGATGACGATGATGGATACCCAGATTAAACTTATCAGTGCAACTCCTGATGCCGAGAAGCACATGGCATACTGTGCCCGTGTAAGTAACCCTGCAAACCAAGAGAATGAAAAGTTCTCTGGACTGCTGAAGTATTGTGTGAAACATCAACACTGGAGTATTTTTGAGCAGGCATATATGACTCTGGAAATTAACACTACCAGAGGTATAGCGGCTCAGGTGCTTCGCCATAGGTCGTTCACATATCAAGAATTTTCACAACGCTATGCTGATTCCTCCCTACTCGGTGAGAAGATCCCCCTACCAGAACTCCGTAGACAAGACACCAAAAACCGTCAAAACTCCATTGATGATATTGATCCGTTCGTTAATCAAGAGTTTCAAATCAAAATGGAAAACCATTTCCAAGAGGGGATGAAACTATACAAAGAGATGCTTGAGTATGGAATCGCAAAGGAGTGTGCTCGTTTTGTGCTTCCTTTAGCATGTCCAACAAAAATTTACATGACCGGTTCTGTAAGATCATGGCTACATTATATTGAATTGAGATCTGCTAATGGAACGCAGAAGGAGCACATGGACATCGCACTTGGTGCAAAAGAAATTTTCATTGAACAGTTCCCTGCCGTTGCGGAAGCAATGGAATGGGTTTAATAAATACAAGAAAAGGATTGAACGTTTATGCCAACGTACCCTGTTATTAATTTGAAGACTAAGGAAAAAAAAGAACTCAGTATGTCTATGAAGGCATATGATGAGTGGAAAAAAGAAAATCCAGATTGGGATAAAGATTGGAGCAAAGGATGTGCAGGTCAGTCAACTGAGTTTAGATGGACGGGTGAGGCCAAATCCAATGGATGGAATGAGGTCTTAGACCGTGCATCTAGACAACCTGGTGCCAATGTAAGTAAAAACCGATACTACGGTTAAGTCCTCTTCTCTAATTTCTTACACCTTATGTCAGCAAAAAGAAAGTCTCAGTCCCCTATCGTTCCATTTGGAATGAGTAACAAGCACATGAAAAGAAAGAAACCACTCAATTCAGACTTGATGAAAACCATCGAGCCTCTAACAGAGAATCAAGAAGAACTTTTCCGATGCTACAAAAACGACCAGAACGTAGTTGCTTATGGTTGTGCCGGTACTGGAAAGACCTTCATCACCCTCTACAATGCTCTTAAGGATGTCTTTGATATGAAGACACCTTATGAGAAGATCTACATCGTTAGATCTCTTGTAGCGACCAGAGAGATTGGTTTCCTACCAGGTGATCATGAGGATAAGTCATCCCTGTACCAGATCCCGTACAAGAATATGGTGAAGTTCATGTTTGAACTTCCAACGGAGGGAGATTTTGAGATGCTATATGGCAATCTCAAAGCACAAGGAACAATTTCTTTCTGGTCTACTTCATTCATTCGGGGCACTACCCTTGATAATGCAATCGTAATTGTTGACGAATTCCAAAACTTAAACTATCATGAACTTGATAGTATTATTACCAGAGTTGGTGAAAACAGTAAGATCATGTTCTGTGGTGATGCTACCCAAACAGATCTTATCAAAGATAGAGAACGAAATGGTATTGCAGATTTTATGAAGATCTTGCGAGTCATGCCATCAGTCGATATCATTGAATTTGGAGTGGATGATATCGTTCGATCCGGTCTTGTTAAAGAATACTTACTCGCTAAACTAGAAATGAATCTCTAATGAATTTTATTCATCATAATTATCTCGGTGATCTTGAACTAAACAAAAAAGAAACCAATGGCATCCGTCTCTATAACATCCCTAATGGAGATTGGGTGCCTTCTATTACGTCTGTAACTTCATTTTATAACAGAGAAATCTTTGTTAAGTGGAGAAAGAGAGTTGGTATAGAAGAAGCAAATCGTATCACAAAGAAAGCAACTACTCGTGGAACTGATTTTCATGAAGCAGTTGAAGTGTATATGAGAAATAATGAAATAAATTGGGAAGACTTTCGTCCTCTCACAAAGTTCATGTTTCATCATGCTAAACCATATCTGGATAAGATAAATAACATACACGCTATAGAAAGAACTCTGTACTCAGAGTATCTTGGATTAGCAGGTAGAGTTGACTGTATCGGAGAGTACGAAGGCGAACTCGCAGTCATCGATTTTAAGACATCCGAAAAAATTAAACCAGAAGAGTGGCTAGAGAACTATTTTGTTCAGGAAACTTTCTATGCTGCTGCCTACTATGAGTTGACTGGTATTCCCGTCAAAAAACTTATCACCATCATGGTTACTCCTGGTGGTGAGGTCGAAGTATTTGACAAAAGGAACAAAGGGGATTATATTAAATTATTAGTTCGGTATATTAAAAAATTTGTATCTCACAATCTTAGGTCAGAGAATGGAGAATGAACTAGAAAAAGTATTAGAGAGTAAGTTCTTTTGTCCATCACGTTTTGCACAAGAAATCGAATCTCTTGTGCAGCATAACGAAGGAATGAACTACATTGATGCAATTATTCACTTCTGTGATCTGCAAAGTATTGATGTAGAATCTGTTCCTAAACTTATTTCTAAACCTCTCAAAGACAAACTAAAAGCAGAAGCAATGGAACTCAACTTCTTGAAGAGAAGTTCCAGAGCAAAATTGCCTCTGTAATTCCCTTTCAAAGGGAAAAATTTTTCCGGCAAAAAATTACTATATTACTTTTTGATGATGCCGTTTGACGCCTACAAACAATACCTTTCCTTGAAGAATCACTTCACGAAAGAAAAGTATGACTACCATAAGTATTGTGGTAAAAGTCGTGCAACTGTACAATCTTTCTACAAAAGGAAAGACCGTTTCTGGTTTGAAAAATTAGCACGAAATAAGGATGACAAAGAAGTAATCGAGTTCTTTGTATCTAACTTTATCACTTGCACTGATCCAAGTAAGCTTTGGATTGGTGAAATGATTCGCGAAGGTGAGGGTAGATATACTTCATGGAAGAAACGAACACAGTCTCTTGCGTATGTTTTTAAAGAAGAGATGCAGAAAATACTCTCTGAAACTGATTTAGATTCTGCATTTGTAATTTCTAGTGGGCATCCATTAATACTAAAAAAATATTTACGTGGTGAAGTCTCAATTGAAACTTTAGTAATATGTGATAGAATTCTTGGTTATCGAACTGACTATGACAAAAAACTAACAGACCCAGTATGGGAAACTGTCAGTATGAGAATGAAGAAGTATTCTCCATTCCTAAATATCGATGTATTCCGTTATAAAAAAATTCTTAAGGAGGTTGCGTTACAGCGATGAGTTTCTTTGACTCAGAGGTTGTCCGTGCTGAGATGACCGAAATTAGTGAATTGCAAGAAGATGTTTACCGTAACGTCTTTAAATTTCCCACAATGGATAGGGAAGAAAAACTTTTTCATGTTAGACTTCTAGAAAAATTGATAGAGAAACAAAAAATTCTCTATACTCGTTTGAGTTTGTCTGATGATCCAGAAGCAAAACTCATGAAAAAAAATATTGTTGACTCTGCACAAATGATGGGACTCTCATCAGATGTTGATATGAATGTCGTTTTTTCCAATATGGAAAAAATGCTTGAGGTTATGAAAAGTCAGATTGACAAGAACGAAACCAACCTGTAGAATAGATGGGTACACACAAGCCAAATACGTACAAACAAAAACGAATCCTATGTCTTTCGCAAATCTTAAAAAGCAATCCTCTCTTGGATCTCTGACTTCTAAACTGGTCAAGGAAGTTGAGAAGATGAACAATACTGGTGGCGGTGGAGATGACCGTCTCTGGAAACCTGAAATGGACAAGACTGGCAACGGTTATGCAGTCATCCG